AAGCCGGCCTGGCCGAACGCGCGCTTGTTGGGGATCGAGGCGACGAGCGAGCCAGGCACGCCGAAGATGCGCCAGTGCTCGACCACGGCGTCGGTAATTTGATCTTCGGACGGCTCAAAATGATTCCGTCGCCGCGCGCCCATGAGGCGGCCTCAAGCGACGAGCTTGTGGCGGGCGATGACGTCGCGGAAAAACAGAGCGCTCCAGCGCTCAAGTTTGGGGTGAGGCTCGAACAAGGACAGCGAGGCCTCGGGGCCGAGTGCGGCGAGCCAGGCGACGATCATGTTCAAGCCTGGATCGAGGACCCCCGTCTCGCCCCGGAAAATGGTGGTGCGCGACAAGCCGGCTTTTTCCGCCAGCTGAGGCCGGCTGAGGCCAAGCTTTTCGCGGGCGCGAATGAGTTCGGGGCGCTCGTAGGCGATCTTTCCCGTTCGCTCATGGAGGGCTGGCGTTTTGCGGGGCCGGCGCGGCGTGAGGGGAAAGGTCCGAGGCATGGGAGGCGAGGGTTCCTGATCCTGCAAGTCGTGTCAAGCGATTTGGCCACATTAACCAAGCCTGTTGTGTTTGACATTGGCCATTTGTGCGCCCTATGTTGCAGTTATGGAAACTCACGACTCGCCCCGGCGTCGGCCCCTTCACTACATGCGCGAGTGGCGGCTCAAGCGCGGCCTGCGGCAGGAGGATTTGGGCAAGGCCGTCGGCACGGCGAAAAGCCTGATAAGCCGCTACGAAAACGGCGAAACCGGCATGACGTTCGACCTTCAGCTGCGGGTCATGCAAGCGCTCAACGTCATGCCGACCGAGTTCTTTTTGCCGCCGCCCGACGCGCTCGACGACGCCAAGCGGTTGCGAGAACGGCAACAGTTCTTCAAACGCAAACAGCTTGAAATGAACGGCGAGTAAGCCGTTCCTCCCCGGGGCCTGTGGATAACTCGTCCTTGACTTCGGTTGCACGATCTGCACTCTTTAGCGGATGCGGCGACCCCATGACCAAAATCCAGACACGAACGCTTCGGCCGGCCCCCAACCCCCTAAGCCGACCGAGCTAGTCCCGGCGGAAGAGCCGCAAAGCACCGCTTCCGCCGGGGCGCCGTCCGATCCGATCCTCCTCATGATCGCCAACGCGGCGCGCGATCCCGCCGTGGATATCGAGAAGTTTGAGCGCCTCATGGCGTTGCGCGAGCGCGCCGGCCAGGCCGACGCGCGCCGATCCTTCTATGCCGCGCTGGCCAAGGCCAAGGGCGAGTTTGGCCCGATCCTCAAGACCCGCCAAGTCGACTATCCGCACAAGGATGGCGGCGGCCGCACGAGCTACCGCTATGAGGAGCTCGCCGACGTCGGCGCGGCGGTCGACCCGATCCTGTCCAAACACGGGCTGAGCTATCGCCACAAGTCGACGCAGGAAGGGGCCAAGATCAAGGTCACGTGCATCTTGTCGCACGAGGATGGCTACAGCGAGGAGAACAGCCTCGAGGGCGTCGAGGACAAGTCGGGGATGAAAAACCCGAACCAGGCGATCGCCTCAACGGTCACCTATCTGCAACGCTACACGCTCAAGGAAGCCCTCGGGATCGGCGCCGGGCGCGATGACGACGCCGCCGAACCGGCCGACCCGGTCATTGAGGCCGACGACGTCATCTACGTCGAGCAACTGATCCGCGACACGGAAAGCAATCTCGCCATTTTCCTCGAGACGATCGGCGCGCCCTCCATCGCGGAAATGCGACTAGCGCAATTCAAGCGCGCGATCGCCCTCTTGAACGAGAAAAAGCGGAGAGCGACCAGTGGAACCCAACCACAAGCTTAACGCGCTTATCGCCAGGCTCGCCGAAGTTTGTTGGGATTGGGGCTCAGTGGACGGTGGCGAGTTGCAAGACTGGCTCGTCGAGGCCGGGGCGCTGATCGAGGTATGCGCGGAGGGACCATGCGGTCCAGTTTGCCGCTGTCGCGATTGTGACGCCCAAGGGCCATCCTGGCTTTGTTACCGGATAAGCGAGGCTTTCGGTGGAACAGCGGTCGGATGAATGGTTTGAGGCTCGTTGTGGTTCGCTCGGCGCGTCCAAGATCGGCGTTGCGCTCGGGCGGCTTAAACGGTCGGGCGAGCGCACAGCGGCGGCGATGGATTACCTCTATGAGCTCGCCGCCGAGCGCATCACGGGCGTACCGGCCAAGCGCTCCAATCCGATGTTTTGGGGCCGCGAGCACGAGGACGAAGCGCGCGCGAGCTACGCTTTTCTAACCAACCTCCCCGTCATCAAAATCGCCTTGATCCCGCATCCGGCGATCGACAATGCGCACGCATCGCCCGATAGCCTGGTCGGCGACGAGGGCGGCCTCGAGCTCAAATGCCCGACGTCGGCGACGCATCTGCGCACGCTCCTCGAGCAGGCCGTGCCCGAGGATCACTTGCCGCAAGTCCATTGGGCCATGGCGTGCTCGGGCCGCCTATGGTGGGACTTCGTCAGCTACGACCCGCGCTTTCCCGACCCGCTGCAATTTTTCCAAAAGCGGGTGCTGCGCGACGAGACGATCATCGCCAGCATGGAAGCCGACGCGCGCGACTTTCTCGACGAGCTCGGCGGCAAGCTCCTCAAGCTCGACGAGCTCTATCCGTGACGTTCGCCCGCCGCACCACGGTCACGGTCGAGAAGTCGCGCCTCGAAATCGAGCGGTGCGTGCGCAAATATGGCGCGACGGGCTTCGTGTCGGGCTGGCAGGGCGACGCCGTGCGCATCGAATTTCTGGCGCGCGATCGGCATATCCGCATGACGATGACCGAGCCGCCGGCGGCGCAACCGAGGCGCTCGAAATGGCGCTCGCTCTTGTTGCTCGTCAAAGCCAAGCTCGAGGCGGTCGACGCCAAGATCACGACATTCGAAGAGGCTTTCCTCGGCGATATCGTCATGCCCGACGGCCGCACCGTTTACGAGACGACGAAAGGGGCGATCAAGATCGCCTACGAGAAAAAAGAGCCCACAAATCTGTTGAGCGCGCCATCATGAGGCTGACGCGCACCATAACCGACACGAACCGCGCCGAGCTCATGGCGGCGCTCAAGGCCGCGCCGGCTGGCGCGACTTTTGAGCTCGTCGATGATCCGCGCACGCTCGAGCAAAACAAGCTCATGTGGGCGTTGCTCAACGAGGTTTCGACGCAATTGCCTTGGGGCGACCCGCCCCAACACTATGAGCCCGACGATTGGAAGTGCGCTTTCATGAAAGCCGCCGGCCACAAGCTGCGGTTCATGCCGGCGATCGACGGCAACGGCGTGGTCGCGCTCGGCTATCGCTCGTCGAGGCTTCGCAAGGAGCAATTCTCCGATCTAATCGAGACGATCTATTCCCAAGGCCTACAAAGAGGGGTGGTGTTTCCCGCATGACAGAGAAGCAAATACTCACGGCGACCATCATCGAGGGAGGCAAGCGCGTGAGCGTTCAACTGCCCTCCCCGCCCGTTCGCATCGCCCGCCTACCGAAGGACCATCGCGGCTATCCGGTCCCGTGGTTCGTCGCCTATTTCAAAGACGGCAAGGAGGTCGCGCGGCCCGAGGGCGCGCCCGACTTTCGCATCCTCGCCGGCGGCAAGCGCGAGCTCGCGGTCAAGAAGCGGCTTTGCTGGATTTGCGGCGAACCGCTCGGCGTGCACCAAGTGTTCGCGATCGGCCCGATGTGCGCCGTCAACCGCACGACGATGGAGCCGCCAGGCCATCGCGCTTGCATGGAATATTCGGCCACGGCCTGCCCGTTCCTGACTGTGCCGCGCCGGCGGCGCGACGAGCGAGGGCTTGACGAAATCGCGCACCATGCCGCCGGCGTCATGATTAAGCGCAACCCCGGCGCGATCGCGCTGTGGGAAAGCGCCTATCGGCCGTTCAAGGTCGACAACGGTTGGCTTATCCGGTTGAGCGAACCGCACCGCGTCGATTGGTGGACGCAAGGGCGTCTGGCGACGCGGGCGGAAATCGAGGAGGCGCTCGAGGCCGGCTATCCCGAGCTCATGAACGTGGCCAAGGATGAGGGCCCCGAGGCGGTCGCCGCGCTCAAGATTCTGCGCGAGGACGCAACGCGCTTTTTGCCGGCCGCCGCATGAACCGCCAGCGCCGCAACTTCACGCTCGCCGATCGGATCGCCATCGTTGGCCGGGCCAGCGACCAGGCGGGCCGGGTCCATTGCGAGCGCTGCGGCGCCTGGTGTCGGAAGAAAGCCGACTATCAGATTGACCACATTATCCCCGAGGGCATGCGCCCGACCGCCGATCTTCAACGCAAGCTCACGCCGGCCGACGGGCAGTTGCTTTGCGTCGCGCTCTGCCACCCTCAGAAAACGAGGGCGGACAAGGGCGATATCGGCAAGGCCAAGCGCCTCGAGGCGGCTGAGCTCAGGGTCAAGCCGCCGCCGCGCCGCAAGATCAATTGGGGCCATGAACGCGAGTCCAAGCCGCCGCTCAAGGTCGCCGCCGGCAAGCCGAGACTGGCAAGGGAGTATGGGCAATGAACCAACGGCCATCTTTGCGCGAGGCGCTCGCCCGCGCCGACAGCGTCGCCGAGCTCGACGAGGATGCTGACAAGCTCGGCCGAGAGATTGGCCAGGCGATCGCCGTCGCGCTCGAGGAGCATGCGCCGCCGCCGCCGGCGCCAAAGCGCTTCGATCCGACCGAGGAAGAGGAGCGTCAGCGCTTGCTTGACGCGGCGCTCGCCGACGCAGTCGAGGCGGTGGCGCGCCATCGCGCCAGGGTTGGGCGTCGGATCTGCATACAGGCGGATGGCAAAGCCGTGCGGCTGATTTTCGAGACGCTGCGCGGGATGCAAATTGAAACCAGCGATCCAGGGTTTCCTTCACATGACTAAGCCGCTGAGTCTCACTGGCCTGACGTTTAATCGACTGACGGTTATTGGGCGCGCCGCGAATGACGCTAGGGGTCAAAGCCGATGGGTATGCCGCTGCCAATGCGGAAACGAGCTTATTATTCTGGGGAGGGCCCTTCGCCGCAGCCTCACGACAAGTTGCGGGTGTTGGCGCCGCGAAATCAATCGAGAGCTTCACACGAAACATGGAGAAGCGGGTCGATCTAAGGAATATCGCGCTTGGCGCGGAATGATCTGGCGTTGTGAGGCCTCCTACCCCAATTATGGCGGGCGAGGCATCAAAGTCTGTGCTGAATGGCGTCATGACTTTCCAGCTTTCCTCGCCCATGCCGGTCGAGCGCCTTCCTCACTTCATTCGGTCGATCGTATCGACAACGATGGCGACTATGCGCCTGGCAACATCCGTTGGGCGACGCGAAAAGAGCAACGGGCCAATCAGCGCGGTATGGCCGGCGTCGACGGCGGAACCGACAACGATCCGAGTTTCCAATGAAAAGGGTTTGACCGCCAATGGCGGACAAAAAAATACCGGCACGATTTTTCGACACGATTTAATCTAGCCGTTGGTGATAGGTTTCGACCGCCCATAAGAGGATTAAAAATATGCCGCTCGAAATCATGACGAACCCGGCAAATCCGCGCGGGCAACTCCTGAATTTGCGCGAGGCGGCTTTGCACCTTGGTATCAGCGAAAGCCACTTGCGCCGGGTCTTGCTCGACGGCAAAGGGCCGCCGGCGCTGAAACGGCCAGGGTCGAACCAGTGGCGTTTTTGGTCCGTCGAGCTCGACGCCTGGATGGAGAGCGGCCGCGTCAGCCGATCCGCCTAAGAGGGGTGACGTTGTCGCCCATGAGCGTCGTCAGCCTGGCGGCCCACGCGTCCAAAGCCGCGCGTTGCTTAGCCAGGGTGACCGAGCGGTTATAGACGCCCGCCATCCCGCCGCGCACGCCGCCCAAATGACCAAGCAAATCCTCAATGACGAGCGGGTCGACTTCGGCGTCATGAAGCCGCGTCGCAACCGTGCGGCGGATATCGTGCAACGTCCAATCGTTGCCCGCCATCGCGTCGCGCATTCGATCGGTCGCGTTGCCCCAACCGGAGAACGGCGTCCTACCGCTGACCCCGAACATATAAGCATCAACGCGAAGGCCTTCCGCGCGGCCCGCCAGCATCGGCGCGATGGCGTCAATCATCGGGATCACGCGCTCGCGGTTAGTTTTGGAGACTTCGGGCCGGACCGTGATCGTGCGCGCGCTAAAGTCGAGGTCGCGCGGCTGCAAATTGGCAACCTCGCCCTTGCGCATGCCGGTATGCAACAGCACGCGAACGATGTCAGAAAACGCCGTGCCGTCGGTCGTCAATCGGGCGAGCGCGCCGAGCTCGGCGTCGGTCAGCACGCGCGTTCGCTCGTTTTCGGCGCCTCTCTTTTTCACGCCGGCAAGCGCGACCGTTTCGACAAGCTCGCGCTCATGCAGCCATCCGAGCCACGCGCGCATTTCGGCTTGCGAACGGTTGCGAGCGACCGGGCCGCTTTCCGCCTCAATGGCGTCAAGGCGGCTTACGAGTTCGCCTTTCGTCAAAGATGCGGCCGGGCAATCGTTGAATGGTTCGACCGCGCGGCGAAGCCTCGCCATGCGCTCGCGACGCGAAGTCGTTTTCGCTCCGCGAACAAAGTCGAGCTCATAGAGACGAACCGCTTCGCGGACGTCCTTGTCGCGCGCGAGTTCGATCCGCCGCGCGGTGACTGCGTGCTTACGCTCGGCGTTGGGGTCGCGATCTTCGCCGAGCGTCAGCTTGTGCTTGAGGACGGCGGTCCGCGCTTCGACCAGGGTATTCACGGCAAGGCTCACGCGTGCATTTTTCTTCGTCAGGGGCGAGCGATATTCGTAGCTGAACGATCGCTTGCCGGTTGGGTGGATGCGCACGACAAGGCCGTGGTCGCGTAGTTCTTTGAAGCCCGTTTTGGGCGTTGGCGTGGTGTCGATAATTCGCTGAGTGAGAGGCATTTGAGCGGGTTCTTTCTTTTGCCCACACCTGCCCACACGATGTAGGCAGGAGCGGCGCTGCGAGGCAGGTAGCACACGGTGTCTAACTATGTCAATTTCTTTGAGACTGCAGGAAATCCTATCAACACCGACGATCTTACGATAGAGGTAAAAACGCGATATGTGGGCGAAAAAGGCCACTTTTTATGACTGAAAATCACGGTGTCGGTGGTTCGATTCCGCCCCTGGGCACCACCACCTAAGTCTCTGAAAAGATAGAAGAAAAAGGCCCTCGGCAAACGCTTAAATAAAGGTCCTGCCCACACTCGGAAACCCAAATCTGTGGGCGTCGTGTGGGCAAGCGCAAAGGCGACAGGCAATGGATGATATTTACCTCGTCTGGTCGAACGAACATGACGGCTGGTGGAAGGCCGGCGGTTGGGGCTATTCGGCCGCGCTGAAAAGCGCCGGGCATTACACGCGCGACGAGGCGCTCGATATCTGCAAGCGGGCGCTGCCCACGGCGATGCACTTAGGCCGCATCGCGGAAATCCCCGTTCGGCTTTCCGACATGATCGAGTTCATGCAAGGCGAGATGATCCCGAGCGTCGTGCTTGAGGAGAAATCCACGCTCTAATCACCGAACGCGCCGCTCACTTGAAGCCACAATGACTACGCGCTATATGAGTTGCGGAAAAGGAAACCACATGGCGTTACAGTTAGGCGCGCTGCGCGAGGCTTTGATCGACGCGGGCGCTTCACAAGACAAGGCGGACAAGGCGGCCGAGGAGCTCGCGGGCTACGAAAGTCGCTTTGACGGTGTCGAGACGAAGCTTGTAGCGCTCGACGGCCGGGTGAGCCTTCTGACTTGGATGGTCGGCTTTAACCTCGCGATGACGCTGGCCGTTCTTTGGCGCGTGTTCGCCCACGGAGTATCGTAATGACCAGAGAACCGTTTTTTGGCCCCGCATTGGCCCCCTTGAAGAGCGCGGAGGCCGCGAAAGCGCTATTCTGGCTTGGCTGCGTCGCCTTCCCCGCCGCCCTCTTCCTCGCTTGGCTGGTTTTCGTTCGCTAATTCACGCCGGCCGCACCCTGGCCGAAGATGAGTTTGCGCACCGCGTCGCGGAACGGCGCGATCGCGCCGAGCGGCGATTGCTGTTGGCCGGTCGCGAGCGCGACGCGCGCCGCGTCAATCGCCCGCTGTTGCGTCGCCCGTTGGAACGCCCCTTGCACCGCCGGCACGCCCCTGTGAAAGCCATAGCCGAGCGCAAGGCCGCCAAGCGCGCTCTCGGCAATGTGCGCGGGATCGAGCTCATGCTCAGTGCCAACGCCGAGCGCCCCCCCAAGCGCCGCGCCGACAAGCGGGTGCGCCACGTGGCGAAGGTCCCAAGCGTTCGGCGCCGCGCCGATATCAGGGCCCGTCGATGTCTTGGCAAGCGTCGAGAGCGCGTCGTAGCCGGGCGAA